CATTTTTTATAAAATTTAACTAATTTTGTTTTATTAAACTCGCCTTCATTATTTTTAATAAAAATTAAAATATCTTCGATAGTTAGGGGCTCATTATTGTTCCATTTACTAAATAAAGATTCATCTTTTGAACTTTGCATTTCTCCAAAGTCATTTAATAGTGGAGGTTTAATTTTTAGAATATGAAGATCGAAATAAGATGATAATTTAATGAAAGCTTTGATTGAAGAAATTAAGCCTCTATTTTTTTCACTAGACGAATCGTTGTTGCTTGATATATAAATGCATTTAAGATTTTTGGAAATCAAGAAATTTATTAAAGCATTACTGCAATCCAAGCCAAACATTACAAGATTATTATAATGACCGTTTTGAGATAACGCCATACTATCTCCAACGCTTTCTACAAGAATAACTTCATCATTTATCTCTGGAAAGTTTGGAATATAAGCGGGATAAACCCAATTATTTTTAGAGCCAATATGTTTCCATTTTGGAATATCTTTGCCCTCATCAACTTTTCTACCACTGAAACCACAAATTTGATTATTAGAATTATAAACTGGAAATACAATTCTCCTATACATTCTGCCAGCGGAAGCTAATCCACATTTATATATTGATTGTACTGATTGAGAAATGCCTCTTTTTTCATAAAAGGCGTAATTAGGAAAAAGTTTTTTTAAACATTCCTCTGGATATATTTTTTCCATTTCTAATTTTTCTTTTGGTTCGTCTGCTTTATAATCAGCATAATCTTCTACGTATTTTTTTATTATTGAATAATCAGTAGTGTTTAACGTTAATTCAACAAGTTTCTTAAACGGCATTGCCCCTTTGTTTGCAACAAAATCTTTCCATACGCCAGTGTCCTTGTATATCATGACTGAGGTTGGATTGTCTCCACCTCTATACACAGCCTTGGTTCTCCAATGATTGCCGAAATCTGAAAGTTCATACCCCAGTTCGACTAAAGATGAATAAATTTTAGAGTTCATTAAAATCTGGCACTAATCTTCCGCTAAATTCTGAATCGTCCAAGTCTTCCCTACCATTCAAAAATTGAACGACATCTCTCAAATCTCCCTTTTCAGTTATCGCAAAATTTTTAAACTCTAAATTAATAAAATTGTTTCTTAAAGTATCGCCAACTAAAACTGGTTCTAATGCACCAACTAAATCAGAACCTAAATGTCTTGCTTTGATATTAATTAACTTATGAGTTCCAAATTGATTTGCCTCTTGTTGAATTTCGTCGGTAGTTTTCTTTCTCAAAATAAACATATGAGAACAGAATTGAATAATTCTATCCGATAGAGAAACTATGCTTTCATCATCAACAATATTTTGAGAGTTTCTGTTGTTGGTAATTCCACTTCGATTGCTCTGAACCGATGTAATCATTGGAATGATTGGCTTTCCATCAATAAGCATTTCTTTCTGAATGCACTTTTTGAACTTGTCAACCATTTCTCCGACTACTTGCCATTCATTTTTATCGCTTTTTTCTGATGTAGTTTTAATATAATCAAAACTAAAAATCATTTTATTTCCTCTTCCAACCTGAGAATAATAAAATCTTTTTAGAGTATTTATCATTGCATCAACATCCATTCCGCCAACATTATAATAAAAAAATTTCATCTTTTTTACCTTTGGCCAAACTGATCTAACTTTTTCAACCACTACTTCTCCGCACTGTCTCCATTGCCCGCTTTCTAATAAATGCATTGGGACTCCAGATAACGCCGTACACTGACGCATCATCAATTCTTCCTTACTCATTTCGCCATTATCAAAATGAAGAACTGGTATGTCGTACTGCGCAGCAACCTTGGTTGAATAATCCATGCAGAACTGAGTTTTACCAACTCCAGACCTAGCAACAATAACAGTTATATTACCTGGACGAAGTAAAGATCCATAAATATCATTTACTTTTTTATGAGGCCCCATTAAGCCAAATTCCTTAATTGGATTGTTTCCACGATCTTCAATGACGAATTCCATATCGTCATAAATATTTTCTGGAATATCAGCTCCAATTTCATAATGGTTAATTTTGGAATTATATATTTTGTCAGCAGTATTTACAATTTCCAAATAAGAGCTTTCTGGAGGCATTGTTTTCATTTTTTTGCCAACATCTATCGAAGATTCATATATCTCTCTTCGAATTGTATACTTCTTAAGTTCCCTTGCGGCTTTAACCGTACTTGATTCGGAAACTTTCCTCATTCCTAGTGAGCGTATATAATCAGCTACATTGATATTGTCCTCAAAAGATAATCCCAAAGATTGGATTCTTTGGGCAATAATTACATCATCAACATCTTCAGCGTTCTCAATAGCTTGTTTAATGACAGTAAAGATAGTTTTGTTTAAGACAGAATCTTCAGAATAAAAATCTCTTTCACTGACAAAAGAACAAATGTCAATGAAAGAGTTGGGATTTTTAATCAAACCAGCTAAAAGCTGTTTTTCTAGTTCGTAAGAATAGATCATGCTAGATAATAGCATGGCATTAACACTTGTCAATCATCATCTTCTTCTTCTCCATCATTTTCTTCAAAAGCATTTCCTTCAAATTCAATTCTATGCAAATCAGAATTATCTCCTGTAAAAATTTCCATAAATTTCATTAAAGCAAATTCTGTAGCTTGCGAGTCGAACTTTTGTTTAATTTGACCATTTCCATCTTCATCTATATAGCAAATTATATATCCTTTATTTTTATTTTCGGAACCAGTCAATTCGTAAAAGGTATTCAAAAAACTTTCTGGAATTTCAAATTTGTTGAACTTTACCTTTTTTTTGGCCATACTTTCATTTACACTATAAATAAATGCCTTGTTTTTCAAAAAAATCTTTATTTAAATTATCTTTGGGATATATTTCAATAAGATTAATTTCATTAAGTTTGCAAAATTCTATTTTTTTTACATCTCGTTTGATTTGTTTTAAATAGCTTCCTCTTGTATTATGAAAGAATGGCACAAATTTAAAATGCTGTTCGCCTTGAACTTCAATTGCTATTTTTTTATTTGCATTATAAAAGTCTAAAGAAAGTCTAGTTCCAGCAACTTTCATTTCTTCAAAAACCACATCGCCTTGCCAATAGGATTTTAAAAAAATTTTAACATGCTGCTGAAGCTTGCTTCTGCTTTTCCCATCCCATTTAATTAAATATTTTTTTATATTTTTAACAGTTCTTTCTTTACCATCAAGCGTTTTGAATTTCATTTATAGAATTTTTGAAATAACTAATTAAAAATTTACAAAGATTTGAATTGTCTTCAATGAATTTAAACAAACTTTTTTCACCAGAAAAATTTTCTGGTATTTCTGTACCAGTTTCTTTCACTAATTCTAAAAATTCTTCCGATGGTTTAACCCAAGCTCCACTTCTAGTCATGAATTCCCAAGCATATAAAAGATCTACAATTTCTTTCTCAATCCAAATGGAATTTCCATTTTTTCTTCCATATCTAATTGGATATGGAATTGTTAAGTTTGTTTTTTCGTTTGGTGATTTTTTTACAGTAACTTTTGCCCAATGTCCAATTGGTGGATTTTTTTCAAGATCTATTTTTTTATTGCTAGGATCTTGAAGAATCATATCTCCATTAAATCTCGGTTCAAACTCCAAGATCCAGTTTGCAAAATGCAATAGAGCATTACCTCCAGTTGCAGTAGTCTGTCTAATTGGAGCCTTAGAATATGGATCTAGCTTAATATCTGCCCGCACTTGCGATATAAAGACTGCCATATGTCCTCTCTTTGCTAAAGCGATAGACATGCGCTTCATAAAGTTGGCGGCGATTACAGCGCCTCCAGCAACTTTATTTGAATCTTCGAAAGTTTTATCTAAGTCACATTTAGAAATAAGTCCATCTACAGCATCGAGAAGAAAGTAATATTTAATACCTTCTTGATTGTTTGCAACCAAAGATCTCATTGCATCTACAACAGTTTCGTAAATATTGCTTTCAAATACGAAGCAAGTCCCAGCATTCCAATTTTCAGCGTCAGAAACAAATGGAACTCCAGATCTTTCTTTCATTTCTGGAGAAAGCCTGCCTTCGGCTTTAATGTAAAAGCCTTTGGCATTTGGAATTGTCTTTAAAAAATTTTTCATTACCTCAAGAGCTTGCGAGGTTTTGCCCCCTTCATTGATTCCGCAGAACCTATGAAGACCTGGACCAAAACCACCATTCATATGAAGATCTAATTGAAGAGATCCACTAGAGACTTTGTAATTAAAGTCTTCTTCAAAATTGAAGTGACTGTCCTTGTTTGTTTTTAAGAAATTCGAAAGAATTTCATTTGAAGTAATAATTTTTTCGTCTTTTTTAGCCATTTAAAAATTCTCTAATTGTTTTAATTTTCTTTTTCACCACTGAATCTTTGCCATGTTTAACGGCATCGACTTTATACATATCGTACTTAGAATAATCAATCTCGTAATTGAAATTTC